GACAGGAACCTCACCAGCAGATACGCCAAGTTGAGCCATGATCTTAGAGATAGCGTTCTGCTTTGCTACCTCTTTCGTAGCATCCTGATTACTCACGAACGTATTCTTGGCTAGATTCTGGGTATCGATATTGTCCTGTCGGGCTACATCGAGATTCTTACCACGATCCGCGAATTCTTGGTTGATATCACCAGATGCCTTGCCGAACAAACCACTCCAGGTAAGACCACGCCCGGCGAAGTCGTTCTCGTTAGCGTAAACCGCATCCCCATACGCACCTGGAAGTCCCCTGTCAAAAGCTCCCTTAGTCGCATCAGCTGGGTCAGCCTTCCACCCCATTTTGCGCTTAGCTTCCCCGAATCCGAAATCATACTGCTTTCTCGACAGACCCTGCTGTGCACCGAAATCAGTAAGTGCCCGAGCCAAATCGGAAACGGTACGCTTATAGTCGGTATCTTCGGTAGCATCCGGGACGGTAATATCCTGCATTACCGGAGCAGCAGCAAATCCACCACCACCGCCCCCACCGCCGTCATATACACCGCCTCCTCCTCCTCCTCCTCCAGAACTTCTACTGGTACTTGTAGTACGCGGAGCAGGAGTAGGTGCTTTAGGGGCAGCTTTAGCTGGTGCTTTAGCTGGTGCTTTTGGGGCAGGAGGCTTATACCCCGCATTATTTGTAGGATTATTCTTAGCAGCTGCGGCTTTATAAAGAGCGCCACCGGGAGCTACAGTAGCACGTTCTTTAATTTTAACTTGTTGCGTGTAAAGGTCCTGAACCATCTTCTTTGCAGCAGCAGAAGTTGGATTAAAATTGGCAGGAATGTTGACCTTACCGCCATTATAGTAATACGTACCTGGAGTCAGACCAGCCATTACTTTTTCCTCTCCCTTTCCTTCTGCTTATGCATACTGATCAGAATAGCCTGAGCTTGTGCCCTTTTCTTACCTTCCATACCCTCTAATGTATATCCCTGTTGACTAGGTTCCTTTCCATTCTTGTCGATAGGCATTAGACCTTAAACCTTCTGTTACCTGTCGAACGTTGATCCAATCGAGGCATAGGAGTAGCATACTGATCCCGGGAAACATTAGGACTATTACGTTCTGTGCTGCGAGAATAGCTACTACCTCCACGAGAACCAGGAATCACGGTATCTCCATCATGATTCCTACGCTTATTCAAAGCTGCCACTCGTGCCCTAGCTAGCTCTTTAGCTGAAACCGGACCTGTAGAGGACTTACCACTTCTTTTCCTAACTTCATTCAACTTATCCCAATTGACTTCAATATTCCCACGTTCCGGAGATAAACCTTGTTCGGTTCTCCACTGGCGATAACCTACCTCACCTATCCTTTTCGTAGTAGCTTTTGCCTTAGCCTCACGCTGAGCTACCGCTTTAGGATCAGTAGAAAAAGCGGTCATTATGGACGTCGCCTCCAACCAACCAAAGCCATGATTAGAAGAATCACGACAACAATCGTGATGATAACAAGCAACAGTGTACTAGTATCCACTACTGAGCCCCTCTCAAAGCGGCGGGATTCATATGTTGACCCTTTTGAGTAGCTTGCATACGATTCAAAATCGCAGTGCGCTTAGCCCTAGCTTGCATACCGCGCTGATCGTACCCCTCCATACCTTCCGGAGAGATAGGACCAGATGTAGCTGCTGCTCGTCCAGTGATACCGTAACGCTTTGGACCAGCCGCATATGGATTGAATCCACCACCAGCACGATCGATTCCCATATTCGCAATCTGTTGACGAAACGGGTCCATAGCTACGATACCTCCCGGACTACAGTTTCCTTTTGTTTCACAAATGCAGTAAGATCGTACACCCGGATACTGGAATCGTCCGTGATAGTATTTCCAACGATATCGAACTCGATCTTGAAGTAAATCTGTCGGAATCGCATCTTTTTTAGAAGCTTATAAAACTTCCTAGCATATTGACCATACGATACCAACGTAGTGTCAGTGATTACCACATCTTGATTACTTGCCCAGGTCTGCAAACCAGCTTGAGCAGCAGGCCAAGTGCTATACTGGTCCCTTACGCTTCGCCAAGTCCTATTTTTATTGGCATTCGGAATAATGATATACGACAGGGTGGAACCAGACGTGGCGATAGACAATCCCCACCAGAAAATGACCTTGAAACTGTGTGGATTATCGAAATCATACGTCTTTGTGGTGATCCTACCTTTAAATACCTCCATGATATCTGTCGGAGTACCACCCGTGTAGTTTAGTTTACGAATATCCTGGAAATAATACAACTCTGTCGGCTTAGACTGGCTTGCACTAGACGCATACGCTGTATCCAGGCCAGTTGTAGCACTAGGAATCACCACAACCCGGCTAAACTTCCGATCAGATTCCCAAGTACTCCACCGCTTGATTTTCAAGCTGTAGATATACAGATTTTTGAAGTATCGAACGAACAATCTGTCCCTATGTAGGGTCAAACCGTACTGATCTTTCGAGAACAGGTCCAAATCGGACTCCTGTTCCATATCTATCAACGTTGTGACACGGGTATAGGTCATCTGAAACAATTCATATACCGCATTATCGTGCATACAGTAAATTGAGTTGTTATTATACGTAACAACACAGTTTACAGCCGGCACGCCAATACTACCATCGATTTCTGTTAGCTCGGCTTTCCGTGGATCAGTACTATAGGTGAATCTATGAGTACTGTGCTCCTTAAACAGTATCAAATCACTACCAAGACGCACCAACGATACCAGTTTCTGACCATTACCCGGAGCTACATCGATAAAATCAGTACCGCCCCAAGTATCAGTAAGAGGCCCAACGCCACTAAAAGAAAATCGGGAGGTATTCGAAGTAGACGACAGGCCACAGGCGATCCATAACCTCTCTTTGTATTGCGTAATCGCCTCACCACGCGGCATTGTAGCTACAGTTGTCCAGGTTACTGTGCTAGGAGTTGGAGCATCGAAATATCCGCCATTTGCCCCGGCTCCTACCTTAGAAACTACCCACAATCTGTTAGCATATTGCACACAACAAACACTCTGGACTCCGACAGGGGATGCGGTACCGTTTGCAGCACCTGTTACCGCATCTACTAGATACACTTTGTTATCAGTGGGCGAGTAAATCACCAGAAACTTGCGTCCATCGTTCGGAATATACACACCGAGCAACGAACACTGGTTAGCATTGAATCCTGACGTGATAAACTTCTTGATTTCTGGCCTGTTTACCAGTGACCCGTCATTATCTACCTCTAGATTCACACATTCCCAAAGTTCGTCATCTTCGATGAATTCACCAGACGAACTATTATGCAATCCGCCGGTAAATGGACCCAGCTTTGTTGCCTCGTTACCCATTATTCATACTCCGAGTCAAAAGCGACAGGAAATGCGCCCCAGTTTACCTTGTCGGAGTTGTTTGCTTCGTTGAGTTTGTCCTCGAAAGACTGTTTCTGTACCGCGTGGGCGCTCCAATCCTCGTCTAGCTCGTATGCCTTCGACATAGTGTACTCGCATACCCTGTCGAAGTACCTATCAGGCACACCCAACACATCAGCACTTGAAGATACCCGGTTTGGCATCTTTGAGTAATTGGTTTCCAGCTTCCATACCTGAGAAGGTGTCGGCCAGAGGTAAATCTTATTAGCCCACACGTACCAGTACTGCGGATTACCCTGAGTTCCTGCATCAGCACCCAACTGCGCCCTGATTGTCTCGAAGTTCGACTGCTCCATAATCATACCGTCGACAAATACCGATTCCAACTGAATCATATCCGGCGGAATATCGTATGTTTGAGTACCTACAACGGTATTCGTGGTACCTGTCGCCTGAATGATCGGATTCTTGTTGACGATTTCAGTCTGAGCCTGGTTTACCCACCGCGTAATGTCAGCATCGGTGATTTGGACACCAGATTCGTCACCAAACTGACGCTTAACGTATGCAGATACGTCAGCGAGTGTCTTTGTCGCGGTAGGTGTAGGCATGATTAACCTCTATATACCTTCCCGTTGTGCCTATAAGTATGCAGCGGTGACTTCAATAATGATTTACCAAACTCCCACTTTTCCGCAGCTTCATCTTCGATCTCTTTGTTCCTCAAATAGAATCGTGCTGCTTCTTTTGCCTTGATTTCATCGTAAATGGCATCAGGGTTTCGTCGATGGAGGTCGTTTTCGTAACACCAGACGAGGATACGCTCGTCAATTTCGTCTTCCCGCCAGTAGGAGACTGGATATCGCGTTCCATTTGGATCATTATAAATAAGCGCATAAGGCTTCGTATCAGTTTCGTCTCGATCAGCAGGTGGAATCCACCCGAGTTCGAGGTCAGGGTAAGATTCAGCGACAATCCGGGCGACTCTTTCGTGCTTTGAATTGACGAATCCGCCATAATCCTGATCGTAGTGATAGGTCTGCCTCCAAAACTCCTCGCTCATTTACCATTCTCCTTCTCCCTATCCTTACGCCTACCAGGAAACCACAGCATTAGATTTTCAATTGGCAATATCCCTACCATCACCATACCTATTAGCAGCATCACTATCGTATTGGCTGATTCAGGATCAATCAATGCAAAGATAATGATGATAACACCTAACAGAAAAACAACAATTCGTCGAACTCCTTCAAATAGATCCCAGAACCATGCTAATCTTGCCATCCCCCTGCCCCCATCTATCAATCATCGACTAGCTACTCCCCCAAATACCAGAATATCTGAGATAGTTATAATCCCATCCGGACCAGTAAGCAACGCAGTCTGCACAGCATCAGGCTTACCTTTAATAGCCTTCTGACCATTTGCCAATGCAGCCTTAAATCCGGCTGATATAATGGCTGAACCGACAGGACCGACCCTCTCACCGTTCTGAGTAAGTTCAGATTCTTTGAGAATATAGAACCAGAGTGGAGTCTCAGTTTCAAATCCCGGTCCCAGGTTAAGTTGAAGTGGTGTGAAACCCAGAGACTTAGCTACCGTTTGACCAGATGGGAGATCGTAGAATACTGATCGGGAAATATTCCTGAAAGCAAGTACGTTTGATCCTGTCGCTTCAGCTCCGGGAATAGGCAATACGAACAAACTAGAAGAGATGAGAGAATCAACCTTACGA